AACACACAGTACCACCACAAGAAGTAGATAAAGAAAGATGGAGTCTAGCATTCAACTGTTTTGCCAGAGGTAAATTAGGATCAGGAACAAAACAATTACAATTATGATTATAGGAATATGCGGACTGATAGGTTCAGGCAAAGATACCATCGCTGACTTTTTAGTAAAAGAACACAACTTTCAAAAATTATCTTTTGCTGACAAATTAAAAGACAGTGTGGCCGAGATGTTTGAGTGGGACCGACAACTGTTAGACGGAAAAACAGATGAAAGCAGAGCATGGCGTGAAAAACCAGATGAATTCTGGAGTAAAGAAATGGGCAAAGACATTACACCAAGACATGTACTTCAAGTGTTTGGCACAGAATGTATGCGTGATGGATTTTACGATGGTGTATGGGTAAGTTTAGCAAAAAAGAAAATATTAGACAATCCTGACATCAACTGGGTAATACCTGATGTAAGATTTGAAAATGAAGCCAATATGATTAAAGAAATAAAAGGTGAAGTTTGGTGGGTTAAAAGAGGTCAGATTCCTATATGGTTTAGAATGTATCAGGATATAGGACAAAAACCCAAAGATGTGCATCCTTCAGAATGGGCTTGGGCAAATACAGATTTTACTTCAGAATTAACCAATAATGGAACTATCACTGAACTTAAAAATCAGGTACAAGATCGCCTTGTTGCCAACGGATTCCTTCAAGGTGCAAGGATCTTTGACAATTAGCACACACCGTTTTTAGATTATTGAATCTGCAGTTGTGTAGATTACCATCTACATGAAATACATTAAAATGTTGTTTAAAATTGCTCGAATGTCCACACTTATCACATTTTTGCTTAATTCTGTATCCTGCTATATACCATTTAGGTTGATACCCACTTGGTCCATTATACTTCAAACACATCTCACACTGCTTTCTGTAATAAGTCTTGCCTGACTTTTTATAGTTAACAGCAGAAGGTCTTTCTTTACATTTTGTACATAATGGTCTCATACGAGTGTATTTACCTGCCCTTTCCTACCCCTTTTTTATAACAGTTAATACGGCTTGATTTGACATATCGTCATAAATACAAACAATATAAAGTTTTACACTTTAATAGGAGATAAAAAAAATGGCATTAGTTTCACCAGGAGTACAGGTTAGTGTAATAGACGAAAGTTTCTACACACCAGCAGAACCGGGCACAGTCCCAATGATATTTGTTGCTTCGGCACAAGACAAAACAAACAGTTCAGGAACAGGAACAGCACAAGGTACAACAGCGGCAAACGCCGGCAAAGCGTACTTGATGACTTCACAAAGAGAATTAGCAGAAACGTTCGGTGATCCAGTATTCAAAACAGACGCAAACAATAATCCTATCAATGGTGGTGAAACAAATGAATATGGATTACAAGCGGCTTACTCATACTTAGGTGTTGCCAACAGAGCATACGTTGTAAGAGCAGATGTTGACTTAGGTCAATTAGAAGCAACAGCAACAGCACCAGCGGCAAATCCAGAATCAGGAACTTACTGGTTTGATACATCAGTTTCTAAATTTGGTATATTTGAATGGAACGGTGCTTCAGCATCAACAACTGGTGGACAAACTTTTAGCAACAAAATTCCACATGTAATTACAGATTCAACATTGTTAGTAACTGGTACAGATCGTCCTAAAACTTCATTTGGACAAGCAGGAGATTATGCAATTTCGGCTACAACAGATGCTAACACATTGTACTACAAAAAATACGATGGTACTTGGAAAGGCGTTGGAACAGCAGATTGGGTTGCTTCAAACCCAACAGCATCAGGTAACACAGCAACAGTGGGTTACACAGGTGTAATTGGTTCAGGAACGAATTTCCAAATCACTATAAACGGCGGCGCAACTACAATTACTACATCGGGTACAACGGTAGCAGATGTGGCGTCAGATATTTCAGGAGCAGGTGTTTCAGGTCTATCAGCAAGAGCAGTTGGTGGTTTACTTCAAGTTTACTACGATGGCTCAAATGACCAAGACATTCTTTTCACAAGCGGAACATTGAACACAGCAACAGCATTAGGTATTGCATCAGGTACAGCATATTACGTACCATCATTATCTGTTGCTCCACACACTTCAGTTCCAGCATTTAAATCATCTGACTCAAATCCAAGACCATCAGGTTCTTTATGGGTTAAAACAACAACACCTAACTCAGGTGCTAGTTGGATGGTTAAAAAATTTAATGGCACAACAAAATTATGGGAAGAAGTACCAGCACCAATTTATGAAAGTAATGAACAAGCACTTTACAATTTAGACAGAGTGGGTGGTGGTTTAAATCTTGCTGTAGGCAGTTTATACATTGACTGGGAACAAGAAACAGGTGGATTAACTCAAACAATTTCAAGAAGAGAGTCTACAGGTTCAACAAAAATTACTGGTACAGCAGTAGCAACTGGTATTACAGCAGGTAGTAAATCATTCACCATTGCTGAATCAATTGTTGGTCAAGCGGCTTTAAATTCTGCAGTAACAGTTTCAATGACAACAACAGGTGCGGCAACAGATGCTGACGTAATAGCAGGTGCTATTAACGGTTCAGGATTCACAAACATTGTGGCAAGTGTTGATTCTTCAAACAGAATCTCAATTGAACACAACGATGGTGGTGAGTTTGTTATTGTTGACACAAACGGAACATTAGGCGAAGCAGGTTTCACTGCTTACAATTACGTAACAAAAGCAGGTACAGCCAACTTATACACAGATGGTTCAAACCTAAGAGCAAGTAACTGGAAAATTTTAACTTACACAGCAAGTGCCACAGCAGTAACAACAACTGCGGCAAATGGTCAACTATGGTATGACAGCATTGTTGATGAAGTTGATATTATGTATCACAACGGTACAGACTGGAAAGGTTATTCAGCAGTATCAAGTTCAGATCCAGCAGGTCCAACTGTTTCAGCAACTGCTCCAACTGTACAATCAGATGGCACAGCACTTGTTGAAGGTGACTTATGGATTTCTACAGCGGATTTAGAAAACTATCCAACAGTTTACAAATGGAATGCAACATCTTTAAGTTGGGTACAAGTTGACACAACTGATCAAACAACAGAAAATGGAATGTTATTTGCTGATGCTAGATTCGGTACAACAGGCGGAACAACATCAGTTGCTCCATCAAGTACAATAGCAGAATTATTAGCAAGTGACTACTTAGATCCAGATGCTCCAGATCCAGCATTATATCCAAAAGGTATGTTGTTATGGAACACAAGACGTTCAGGTTTCAATGTTAAGAAATTTGTGAGAAACAGCATAGATGTTACAGCAAAAAACACAAGAGGTTCAGATGCTGATTCATTAATGACAAGTTACTATCCACACAGATGGGTAACTGAATCGGCTAACCAAGCAGATGGTTCAGGTTCATTTGGTAGAAAAGCACAACGTAAAGTTATTGTACAATCATTACAAGCAATGTTAAACTCTAATCAAGAAATCAGAGATGATGAATCTAGATTGTTCAACTTAATGGCAACACCAGGATATCCAGAATTGATTGGTGAAATGATTTCATTAAACAATGACAGAGGATTATCAGCATTTATAGTTGGTGATTCACCAATGAGATTAACTCCAGATGCAACAAGTTTGCAAAACTGGGCAACTAATGTTAATAAAGCAGTTGAAGACAACGACAACGGTTTAGTTAGCACAGATGAATATCTTGGCGTATTTTATCCATCAGGATTTACATCAGACAATTTTGGTAACAATGTTGTAGTTCCAGCATCACACATGATGTTAAGAACTATTGCTTTAAGTGATCAAGTTTCTTTCCCATGGTTTGCACCAGCAGGTACAAGACGTGGTGGAATTAGCAATGCAACATCAACAGGTTACATCAACAATGAAGGTGAATTTGTTTCAACAGCATTAAATGAAGGTCAAAGAGACACATTGTATTCAAACAATGTTAACCCGATTACTTTCATAACAGGTGCTGGTTTAGTGAACTACGGACAAAAAACTAGATTTGCTGGTAGTTCTGCATTAGACAGAATCAATGTTGCTAGATTAGTAATTTACTTAAGAAGTCAATTAAACAAATTGGCAAGACCATACGTGTTTGAACCAAATGATAAAATCACAAGAGATGAAATCAAGGCTCAAGCAGAAAGTTTATTACTTGAACTAGTTGGTAACAGAGCGATTTTTGACTTCCTAGTTGTGTGTGACGAATCAAACAACACACCTACAAGAATAGACAGAAACGAGTTGTACTTAGATATTGCTATTGAACCAGTCAAAGCAGTAGAGTTCATCTACGTACCATTAAGATTGAAAAATACTGGCGAAATAGCAGGATTATAATAGATAAATATTATAGGAGAAACAAATGAGTATATCTACACTATCAAAAATTACAGTACCTTTAGACAGTAACCAATCTGCTTCTAACCAAGGTCTGTTAATGCCAAAGTTACAGTATCGTTTTAGAGTATCACTTGAAAACTTTGGTGTATCTACACCGACTACTGAACTTACAAAACAAGTTGTAGATATTTCAAGACCTAATTTAAGTTTTGAAACAACAACTATTGATGTTTACAACTCTAAAGTATATCTAGCAGGTAAACACACATGGGAAACTGTTACACTAACATTAAGAGAAGATGTCAGCAACAACGTACAAAAACTTGTTGGTGAACAATTACAGAAACAATTTGACTTCTTTGAAATGAGTGCGGCGGCTTCAGGTTCAGACTACAAATTCGTAACAAGAATAGAAATTACAGACGGCGCAAACGGTGCCAACACAGTGAATGTTTTAGAAACATTTGAACTGTACGGTTGCTACATTGAATCAGCAAACTACAATCAGTTAGCATATCAAACAAGTGAACCGGTTACTGTAACGTTAGCATTAAGATACGACAATGCTATTCAAACTCCACAAGGCACAGGAGTAGGTACTGCTGTAGGCAGAACAACAAACACTTTAATTACGGGTGGCGGAGCGTAATTTTCGTAAGCATTTATAAATTAAAAAAAATTATCAAGGGACTCTTAACAGTCCCTTTTTAATGTCCGGGCAATCAGCCCAATTATCAATCAACAACATAGAGGAAAACGTTATGAAAATGACAAAGAAAAAAGTAACTCTAGGTGTGGCAATTATCATAGCTCTTGGAGTATTATGGTCAGTGCTTAAACCAGCACCAGCAGAAGCGGCAGATGTAGATTTTACATTTGGTGCTGAAAGAAAAATAGAAGCAGAAACTAATGCTATGTACCTTGACTCACACG